TAATGATATTATCTTTACAAAAAACTGGAATCAAAATTTAGGAGACTCAAATTCAGTTTCCATTCCCTTATGCAATCAACACTTACAGGGTGATTGGATAAAGGGAGAAATGGAACTTGAAGAATTTATTGGGAAAGAAGAATTATTAAATCAAATTGCTTCTCAAATTACATCACAACCTCAGAATGTGGCACCAAACCTAATCAAAGCATTCTATTGTTTTTATGTTCCTTATGAGGTCAGTTCAAAGGTTGGTTTATTGGATGAAGAGTTTGGAAAGGGTGGTGGTGAAGACATTGATTATGGACTAAGAGTAGAACAACTCGGATTTGAAACAAAGTTTAATCATCAGTCTTATCTTCTTCATTTTTCTCATAGAACTTTAGACCACGAAACAAAAGAAGAGAAAGACAAAAGAACAGAGCAGTTATATTTACACTTCTGCAAAAAGTGGGGTAAAGAAGTTGCCGATAGAAGATTGTCTCTTGCAGTAACGCAGAGATTTTCTTGATAAATATAAACAACACTATTAATTAAATTGGATAAGTATGTCTAACAATTATGAAGCAATTGCACTTGCAACATCTAAAGAAGTTTTAGGTGATGACAATGAGTTTATGCTTAAGGTTCTTCAAGAGGCAACTCGTTGGGAGCAAAGTGAAACAGAACTCGCACAAGGTCGTTCAGATTTCCAGATTGAAAAGTTTATTATTCATGATAATTTTACAATCCCATCAGCATTCAAGGCAGCACTTGTCAATCGTAGAAGTGTAGCAGAAGGTCTTCTACAACAAGTGATTGATGCAAAAAGAGCAGCAAGAGAGTTTCATTATAAGTGGGACGGAAAAGATAAAACGCAACCAATTTGGTGGAAAACAAGGCAAGGTGGTGAAGAGTTATCTTGGTATGATATTGATGAATTTCATTTTCATCGTATGCTTGAAGGTCTGAATCGTGGATTCAAGGCATGTGTAGAAGAACTTGAGTGCTTTGATAAACTTATTAATCGTTTGATTGAATTAAATGGTGGTAAGTTAATTACCAGAGAACAATATAATGAGGACCAACCAAACTATTGGGAACGCAGACTTGCGAATCAATCTCTTGACGATTTACTTGCTGCGAGAACTGGTGTCAATGCTGGTAATATTCGTTCAATGAGAAGAGCAAGTGCTCCTACAGTTCTTCCTGATGATGTCAATCGTACCAAAGGAACTTTTGGTGATCCTAATAATCCTATGGACTTTTTGAATAGTCTTCAACAGGCAGTTGCTTCTGGCATTGAAGAGATTACTGGTATGGATCAACAACTTCTTCGTGGTGTTGAAGAGCAGGAGCAAAAGCAAATTCCTCAGTCGTTATTTAATCCAGACCTCAAAGTAGAGTAATTTCAAATGCCTCAAAATTTTGTAGGGGATATTTTTGGATTAACTTCTGTTTATGATAGGCAAGTTTTAAACATAGAGCAAAATAACTTTATAAATTGGCCTGAATATTCCAATTATGGTTATATTTGTGGAGGTACAACAACACCACCAACATCTTTTTTTGATCAATTATATGGGCATGATTATTCAAGTAGTACTATTTCATATATTAGTCCATTTCTTGCATATCCATCCTCAGGAGTTGCTTATCATGGAACAGTGAAAAGTAGTGATAATGCTTATATAATGGGTGGAACATGGAGTACAAGTGCTTTTGATACGGATACCGTGAGGAGATTTGAATTTAATACTGCTACAGTTAGTCTACCTGGAAACAATTTACCTGCCCAAAGAAATTATTTTGCAACTGTAGAAACTTTAAATTACGGGTATCTTGTCGGAGGTCAAAATTATGTTTTTCCAGCACAATATCCAAAATATTCTACAATCACAAGACTTGATTTTAGTAATGAAACATTTTCTCTTCCTGGTAAAAATTTACCAGCAGCAAGAAATTATATAGCATCAATCTCATCTAATTCTTATGGTTACTTTGGTGGTGGTTTTTCTCCACCAAACATTAACACAATCACAAGACTTGATTTTTCAAATGAAACCGTAAGTGATCCTGGAAAGAATTTACCAACAGTAAGATCTGCATCTTCTGGAGTAAATAATATTACTTATGGATATTTTATTGGTGGAGAAACAGGGCCTCCACCATCTAGTATTTGTACAATCACAAGACTTGATTTTTCTAATGAAACTGTAAGTAACCCTGGAAAGAATTTACCAATATCTAAATTTTTTTATACTGATTGTGGAAATAATGGATCAACTTCTGGATATGTTTATGTAGATGTGAGAGTATATAGATTGGATTATAGTACTGAAAATGCTTCTAATGATATTTCTATTCCTGGATCGAATTTACAGGGAAGAAATGCCTTTGAAAAATCTCAATTGCTATTTTCTGCTAGACCATCAGACACTTATGGTTATTATAGTGGTGGATTTTTTACACCTCCTCCAGGTCGTACTTGTATAGTACAAAGACTTGATTATAGTAATGAAACAACCTCTTATTCTAGTAATAATTTACCATCAGGAAGAGTTGGTCATGTAGGAACCTCATCTAATTCTTATGGATACTTTGGTGGAGGTTTTACACCACCTTACATCAATACAATATCAAGACTTGATTTTTCTAATCAAACTGTCAGTAATCCTGGAAAAAATTTACCATCAACAAGATATGATTTAGCAGCAACTTCAAGTAGTTCTTATGGATACTTTGGTGGTGGTGGTAATCCTGGATTGACAAACTTTATATCAAGACTTGATTTTTCAAATGAAACTGTCAGTAATCCTGGAAAGAATTTACCAACAGCAATATACAGGACAATATCAACCTCAAGTAGTTCTTATGGATACTTTGGTGGTGGTTCTACACCTGTTTATGTATGTACAATATCAAGACTTGATTTTTCAAATGAAACCGTAAGTGATCCTGGAAAAAATTTACCAACAGTTTTAGCATATGGTGATTCAGTCTCAAATAATTCTTATGGTTACTTTGGTGGTGGGTATAACCCAGCTCTGTCTTGCATAATTACAAGACTTGATTTTTCAAATGAAAATGTAAGTCAACCAGGACAAAACCTTCCATCAAGAAGAGGAGTCCATGCAGGTGCTTCAAGTAGTTTTTATGGTTACTTTGGTGGTGGTTGGGGTCCACCTTATCTTAACACGATATCAAGACTCGATTTCTCAACTGAAAATGTAAGTAATCCTGCTTCACCTCTTAGAGAAAGACTATCTGGTTTAGCAGCAGTCTCAAATTCAAACTAAATAAAAACATCTACAGTATTCTACGATGAATGATATTCTTGCAAATGTTTTGATTCAACCCAAAGTTGTCACACCAGAAGGGTTGAAGTTTTTAACGGATCATATGAGAAAATCTCATAAAGAACAAATGGCCGTTTTTGATGCTGAAAATAGTGACAAGACTAGAGAAAGACAATCAAAGATTGATTTATCGGCAAGAAATGTAAAGTGTGCCGATTTACTTCCAGTTTTTCCACAAGTCAAAGAGTTGCTTGATAATGTGGTAAAAAATGTAATCAATCCTTTCTACGGATTTGAAGTGAGAGATAGTGAAGAACCGCAATTACTTTGCTATGAACCAGGAGGGCACTATAAACCTCATAATGATGCTGAAGGTTTATGGACAAATCCAGATGGAACTCAGGTTTGGAAGAAGACAATAGACCGTGATTTGTCTACTGTGCTTTTCTTGAATGATGATTTTGAAGGTGGATATTTTTCTTTTCCAGATTTAAGAATTAAAATTAAACCAGAACCAGGTCTTCTTGTTTGTTTTCCTTCATCAAGATGGTTCACACATATGGTAGAACCTGTAACTTCTGGTAATCGTTATACTCTTGTAACTTGGATGAGAGTCAATGGATTTAAGACAAAGGATGAGATTGACAAAGAGATTGCCGATAAATATAATATAGAGGTCTATTAAAAAATGTCTCAACTTCTTAAGCACTATTGGATTAATCGTGACACTGGTGGTTGGGCAACCGATACACCTTATGGTTTAATGATGCCCAATATTGAGGGACTGGAAGTTAAGTATAATTTATTTACCGAAAACAACATACCATATTGTTTATCTACTGTTCCGGAATATTTTGAATATGAAGTTACAGTTTCTCAAGAACAATTAACAGAATATCAAAATAATTCAAATATTACAATAATTAGTTCTACAGAAAAACAAATTGAAGTTCCTGTTTTTAATCATCCTGCATTAGAACCAAATGAAGAACCAACTGTAGAAACTAGAATTGAAACTGTTTATGATGTTGTTTATAGGGAAATTTATATTATTCAAGAAACTGAAGGTGAAGGTCTTAAAATTTTAACTCAACAAGAATGGGATGCTGAAATTGAAGGGTTTGATAATAGACAGCAAGAAAAGAGATATGATATTCTAAGAGAAATTCGTGATAGAATACTTGAAATTACTGATTGGATTGCAATTAAATCTTTAGAGCAAGAAAGTCTTTCAACAGAATTTAAAACTTGGAGACAAACATTAAGAGATTTACCTAATTCTGTTACTTTTCCGACAGAATTTCCAACTCTTCCAACTGAACTTGAAAATCATACAGAAATTCAAGAACTTTATAGTAGATTTAATGAGGTTAGAAGTATTCAAATGATTAATGATACATTGCCATCACTTCCAGAACCAAACTTACCTGGTGAGTAAGTCATAACACTTTTG